ATGGTTACGCTCCCCGCGCTGTTCAGCGGACGTGTCGCCCGATTACGGTAGGCTTTGCCGGTGGATTCGATTAGAACTCCCCACCTTTTCTAATTTGATTTTAATTTAACAAAAACTTTTGTCAACAAAAATTAAAATTATTTTCTCGCCTTGTGTATTTGCCCGATCTGCGTGTAAAGATCTGCGACCTGTTTCTTGACCGCTTCATGCTGCGGGTCCATAAAATTATTGTAAGCTTTCGACGCCATAAGATCCGTCGCCTGTTTGCGGATCGACGCCTCATCCCCTGCTCCGGACCCGGCTCCCGGGCCTCCGGGAAAAGAATCCTCCGCGATATATTTTTTATGAACTGAGTTAAGGGTCATCGTTAACAGTAAAAGAGCGTCATTGGACAGCCCGGCGATCTTCGGTTTCATTTCAGCGGGAACGCTTTCGATCATCAAATTCTTAGCCGTTTCTAAAGATTTCTGTTTATCCGCGCCGTAAGCCGCGTCAAGCGCTCTATCGAATTCTTGTTCTGATAGAGCGTCTTTATTCTCCCGGCCCTCGGCAAACTTTGTTAAATACTCGTCGTTCCCCCGGGATAGAATCTCGACTTGCCAGGGATGGAGCCCGGCTTTATGAAAAACTTGCCGCATGTGCGTTTGGTATTCTTTATCCCCGCCGTGCTTTTTCATATAATCCGTCTCAGGGAAAGTGTAGTCGGTCGCGGCTTTGGGGCGTAATTGCGCGAAGAAAGCTTCCAACTGTTCGGGTTTCGCGTCCGCCGGAGGCAATACGCTCGGACGTTTTCCGATCAGCTCTTGCGCGTTCACGTAATCTTTGATCAGTTTATCGAATGTGATATCTTTAAAAAAAGGCTTATCCCGGAATTCCGGCGGGATAGCCTCAGCCATATTGATCGCGGGCGGGGTGTACGCGGGAGGCGTTACCGCCCCGGGTGTTTGATGATTGACCTGAACAGAAGCGGGAGGTGTTCCTGCCGGAGGTGTTGCCGGCGGGGCTCCTGCCGGGGGCGCGTCGGGACTGCGGTTGATCTTGAACATACTGTTTCTCCTCGTTTTAGTTTTCGATACGTTTTCTTACGTCTTTGGGGATATGCCGACGAATATCGAGATAAACCCGGCGCTGGGCCTCTTGAAACAGAGTCCCATAAACATTTATCTCACCCGTCTGAAAATTCCCGGCGATCGTTGATTTATAAAAAAAGCACTGCTCTGCCAAAGCCGCGAACATGATCTGCCCGGCCGGAGTTTGAGCGACTTCCGCGATAGCCTGGGCCACGCGAGCGTTACGGTCTTCTAATTGCTTCTTAACCCCGGGGGCGTCCACTTATTGCTCCTTGCTGCATACTTTGTGCTTGGGCGGTCTTCATATTTACGTCCGCTCCGATCTGCGTCATCTGGACCTGCCGCGCCTGTTGGGCCTGCTCGGCCCGTAACGCCTGGATCTGTTTGACCACCTCGGTCGCGCGCAGGACCGATTCATCCGTTCCGGTCAGTTCGTGCAATTTACGGACAAGCTCTTTGGGGTCGTAATAATCAACTATCTCCGGCAAAACTCCGGACAAGGCCATAGTCACATCAAGCGATTGTGTTAACCCCTGGAATTCTTCCATACGCATGATACGCGAGGCCGGGGATATGTATTTAATATCATAAACTTTCTGGCCCTGCTGGATCGCTTTTAAGACCGGCGGAGGAATATAGATCGGGGCCAATCCTCGCGCCAATAGATTTCTTTCCTGCTCCGAGCCTTTTGCCACGCCCAATAAACCCTCTTCTAATAAAAAATTAAATGATGTTTTAATGAGAGGCGAAAACATTTCAGCTTCCTGGATCCTGAAAACAGAGTTCAACCCCTCTCCCCGGATGCGGTCGCGGATCTGAGCTTCACCGAAGGTCATTTTTGTTTCATTATTAAGATCAACCAGTCTATCAATATAAAAAGCTTTCGACACGTCCTCGATCAGCTGCTGGATGATCTCAAGCATCGGCCTCATGTCACCGACATCATATAAAGGCCCGATAGGCGCTTTGTCCCCCATCCCTGTCGTGTTAAAGACCGTAAGCCCTCCGGAGGACGTATCTACCGTCCCCCCGCCCAAAGCCCCGTTATCAAGTAAATATAAAGGCGGGCTTAATTGCTTCTCGCCCGCGCGCATGACCAGTTCCCAAGCAACGTTAAGGCGGAGGATGGCGGGAAGGGCGAACATAGCGGGGCTGCGGCCGTAAGTTTCACCAAGGGCCTTGAGGAAACGGGCGACTATCGCGGGAGCTTGGGAAAATCCGCTTTCGCGTAATATTTTATTCGCGTCATATTCGATATGGATGGAAGCGAAGGGCAGATTTTTATTCCCGAAACCGTAACGCCCGGCCCGCCTGGGCTCCAAAAGGACCAGGACGCGCACTTCCGCGTTAAGGTCCCCCGCCTCATTGTAAAGTTTGCGCGTCTTCTCGCTCACCTGATCGATCCCGTATTCGTCGACGATCTGCCGGATGGTCAGTTTATCGTCGATAAAGATCGTGTCGATCTCCCCGTCCTTATTCTCCTCGATCGTGAACTGTTTCACGTTGATCGCTTTATATCTCAAAGGGGAAAAATAATCCCCGGTCTTTTTAACGTGAACGCCGGAGATACCAAAAGCCCCCTGGTCAAGCATGTATTCAGACAGCGACCTCGCTAGGCCCGCTTCAGGCTGGTCCATGTAACCGGAGAGAACGTCCGTGATCGTTTCGTAATAATCCTTAACATCCTGGGAATCGGAAATGTTGCGGGGCCGGGTGATCTTAAAAGACCTCCCGCCGTTGGGCCACATATTACCGACGATCGCGGAAGCCATCGTGCGGTTCGCTTCAGGGGCGGCGGAAGAGAACAGCTGCTCGGTCAGAAATTCACCGGGCAAGTTCGTCGTCAAAAAATTCTGCTTGCGGGTCATCACGTATTCGCCGACAAGCTGCCAGATCGTCATCCAATATTCTTTGATCTTGTAGGCGGCCTGATAGCGTGTCTTAATGATCTGAACTTTGTTGGGAAGGGCCGCCATCAGTATGAGAGCAAAAACGATTTGGCTGTTAATTTATTTCCGGAAAAACCTTTCGACGGCTCCAGAGAACCGAGATAGGCGCGGGCTTTTTTCTTGGCGTCCTCCGCCGTCTTTTCTTTTTCGGCGGCAGGCGGCGCGGCGGGCGCGGCCATAGGCGCCGCTTCTTTTTGCCCTCCCCCGAAAAGAGAACTGAAAATAGCAGCCATATAAAACCTCCAGGTTTAAAAATCCGCCATGATCTTTACCGCGGGCTTATTTTGCCCCCTGTCTTGCCTGATGCGGTTCAGCGTCACCAGCTCCGACGGGCGTTTCGCCCTGTTATTGACAGCCCGCGCTTTGTTCATTTTAATAATATCAGAATGCACGGGAAATGCAAACGTTAATATGAAAGAATCAAAAGCGTCCGGAGAACGGCCGAAGTCTTTTTTTATCTGAGCTTTCGCGGGGAAAAATATCTTCCCCGACGGTGACTGTTGGTACATAGGCATGGACAGCAGATCGGCGAAGAATTCATCATCGTCGGGGATGGACGCTTCCCCTTCCTCCAGCCAAGCGCGGGCGTTAAAGGCCATTTCAGCCCGCTTATTTAGAAATCTGTCATCATCGACTTGCCCGAAGTGGACCCCCTGGACGATTTTCTGATAGCCGCTCGCGCGGCATATATCAATAATACCGTACCCTTGCGCCACATCAATAAAGAATTTGTCTATCTGTTCGCGGTCGATCGTACGCATGACAAGGTTCGCCAGGCAAACCGAAGGGTCCGGGGGCATGTCTTTGGGGTCGATCTTCTTCCACCAAAGGATAGACCTCCCCTGGCGGCAGGTGATAGCTATTCTGTCGCTCGTGCGCGCGGGATCCATACCGCAGATCTTCGGCAGCATGGACGGGCGCGCCGGGCGTTTGCGCGCCTCCATCAGCAATTGCGAAGAGAGGAACGACTCCGAGCTCGTCACAAAAGCTTCCATCGGGTGGCATGGAAATTCTTGCTGGAACTTCCACAGGTCCCCCAGGGATTCGATCTTTCTCCGCCGCCAGTACAGCTGCGCGTTGTCTAATTGATATAAGCTTTTTAATTGCAGCTCTTCGGAGGTTGGAATGAACCCCTCCGGGGGCGCCGAACGGTAGTCTTCTTGCCAGAACCAGGGGACGAAGATGAGCTGATACTCGTTTTTGCCGTTCATCGCGCCCATACACTTACGGTAGAACATATTGTTCATGCCCTTAGCGGTCGATTCAATGATGATCTCGGTGCCGGGCAGGTCGGCGACGGCCTGCAATAATCCGGTCTCGAGTTCGTCGGTGCGCTCATATGAGGCGGCTTCGGATAAATGCAGAAGTTTGATCGTGAATCCCCGGCCGACTTCTTCGTTCCCCGCGGTCCCGACGGTGTATTCCGAGCTTAAACCGTCGAATTTCAGCTGGTTCTTGTTGGCGGAACCCAAGGACGGGGCCAGAGAAGGGTGGGAGAACTGATAGAAGCGTTTGACGATATCGAAAAGCTTCTCCGTCGTCTTGGCTTCGTGGGACAGAATAAAGGTCGAAGTGCCCGGGACCGTCACGGCCTTGTGATAATAACGGGCCGCCACGAGCGTTGTAGAGCCCATTTGCCGGCCTTTTAAAATTATGGCACGTACGCGCCCCGCGACCCGTAATTGCTCCTCTAAGCGGGCCTGGATGTGTTCCTGAGCCCTGTTAAATGTCAGGGGGACGGATAACCCGACTTTATCACGAATTTTTAAATTATGCCTGGCGTAAAAGGGGAGCTTAAAAAGAAGTTCTTTGAGGCGTTCCTGTTTGCGTTTATCCGCTAAAGGATCAGATGACATTATAATTCCTCATCAGGAGGCGCGAATTTAGATTCTTCCCGATCGATCTGTTCCAGAAAATCTTCCAAAGAAGCCTCTACTTTCAGGGATTTGGTCTTCTGCTCCGGACGGCCAAGAATACGGTCGAGCAGCTCTTTACGGGCGTCTTCATCCCCGCGGGACGCTTGATCAACAAGATCAATGACGAACGCTTCGCCTTTGGTCAATCCGGCATAAGCGGGGTTCGGCCCCGCGTAAGGGAGGTTCAGCGCCTCCACCATCAAAGCTTTCAGCGTGACTTGAGAGGTTTTTGACTTAAAAGGTTTTGCTTCGATAGGCACGGCGATCACTTGAGGGACGCCGTTCACCCATTCGAGTTTGGACGCGTAATGCCCCGGGGCCGGGTCCTCATGGCCGCAAGGGACGGGGGGCTTATAATTCTTCGCCGGAAGCTTCAAGTTCGCCCTCTTTGATCATTTCCCGGGCCAGGCCGGCCACGCGGTTCTCGGTTTTTTCAGCCATGGCCTCGGGGGACAGGTCACGCCCAGGGACAGAACCCCCGATGGTACCCTCCTTCGGGCGGGGATAGGATCCTTGAATAAGAGGCTCATTGCTCTTTTTCCCCTGAAGGCTGACGGATTTAAAATATTTTGGATTGGCCGCGGCGATGGCCCGGTCGGTCTCCAGCTCCCCCCGGTGGCGCTCCATCTTCTTCGCGAACCCCGCCGGGTCCTCTTTCGCGCGGATCACCGCGTCGCGGAGCTTTGACAGATCGGGAAAAAGGGTGTGATCGACCCCGAGAGCGTTAGCGGCGATGTAGGACAGCAAACCGTCCCGGTCCATATACTGAACGTCGACATTCTTGAAAGCCAAAGCGGAAGCTTCATCTTTGGGCGTGACCTTTGTGATCACGTGGGTCCGCCAAGAGAGGTAATCAGAATAGGTTTGTTTAAGGGCTGTTTCTAAAAGGCGGTTTTTTACGACGGATAAAGCGTTTTTCATCGTCGGGAGGTTCACGGTGATGGAGTAATTTTTTAAAATTTTTTCCCCTGTGACCAGAGGCGACCTCGCGATGTATTCCCCTTCCACTGTGACTTCATATCCTAACATAGTCTTTTCCTTTTTTTTTCCGGTTAATATATTCTATGGTTTAATTATAGGGGGTACGGCAGACAGGTGTCAAGGGGAATTATGGGAATTTTTTTTTTTTTTTTTTTTTTTTTTTTTTTTTTTTTTTTTGGGGTTATTTTTTTTATTTTTTTTTTTTTTTTTTTTTTTTTTTTTTTTTTGTTTTTTTTTTATTATTTTTTTTTTTTTTTGTTTATAATCCCC